CGCGCTGGATCCTCTGGGGTTGCTGCGGCTGGGGCGCCGCGGCCCGGGTGCTTCTGCAGAGCATCAGGCCATGACCACCCGCACCTACCAGGCCTCGGTTGCCGACCGGCTCCGCTCCACCCTGGGCAGCGCGGCGTGGGTGCGGCAGCACCAGGGCAGGCTCTGGGCGCTGATTCCGGTCACCTGGACCCGGGCCAATGAGCCCGAATTCCTCCTGCGCTTCGGCCTTGGCCTCAAGCTGCTGGNGGTGAACTGGTCCGACCCTGGGGANCTGCTGGTGGCCATCCACTGGCTCGATCACATCGGGCTGGTGGACACGCTTCCGCTCAGCACCCTGGACGGGCCGGCATCCGGTCTGGGGCAGCTGTTCATCCGGCGCCCTGCCGGGCCCAAGGGCTGAGCGATCCTCTGAACGCCAGCGCNGTGGCACAAGTGGCAATCACTTGAGGCTGGCGGCCAGACAGCCGTGCTGAGCCCAAGCTTGCCCCGTGAAGCCGACCTAAATTGAATCCTTGCTGTTTTAAGCCAATACCCATGCTCAGCTATGCGGAACTGCTGGAAACTCAGGAGGCGAGCCGTGGCGCCTGGGGGCGGATGCTGCTCAACTGGCGGCGCCGCAACGGCTGGACCCAGTACACCGCCTGCAGCTGGGCTGAGGAGGCCGGCTTCGAGGCGATCTCCTACGGCAACCTCTCGGTGATCGAGCAGGGCAAGGCCGGCGAGCTGCGGCAAAAGGCGTTCTGGCAGTTGGGCGAGCTGAACCGCCGCATCGTCGAGAAGGACTGGGGCCCGGTCAAAACCCAGGCGATCAAGGAGAAGCTGGAAGGGGCCATCCCACTGGGCGATGAGGCCTGCCCGGTATGGACGGCGCTGGAGTTCTGGGCCTGCTATTGCGGCCTGCGGGATGTGCCGGAGGCCTTTCTCTCCACCCCCGCGCCCACCCTCGGTCAGCGCCGGGCCAGTGAGATCTCAGGCAAGTGGCGCAGCCAGATGCGGCGTGTTGTGGAGCAGTGCGGGCTAGATCCAAGCGAGGCACTTGAGGGCCTCGCGGCGGCGGCGGCCCCAGCCTACAGAAAGAGGTTCTTTGCGGTGTTGACCGGGTTCAGCAACTACACCCCCCTGGAGCTGGCTCAGCTATGGGTCGAGGGCGACATCTACTCCCCAGCGTTGTGGTTGCGGGACTGGGAGAGCAGCGCAAAACGCGGCAAGCGTTCTTGATCTGAGTTGGCGCTTCCAGCTCGATAGGCTGAGCCCAGTTGCTCGGCAATCCGTGTCATTTGAGTTCTGCCCAGTCGAGCAGCAGCTTGCAGGCGAGCGGTTTGGAGCAATGCTGCGCCGATGGCGTGAGCTCAACGGCTGGACTCAGTACACGGTTCACCAGTGGGCCCGGCAGGCGGGGTTTGCGGCGGTGGCCCCCAGCACCCTCAGCGTTATGGAGAACGGCAAGGCCTTCAAGCCGCGGCCGGAGACATTTTTCGCCCTAGGGGAGGTCAACCGCCGGGTCGATGCCGATGATTTCAGCGGTGTCACGGACCCTGCGCTACTGGACCTCCTACGCAGGGGCAGTGCGATCTATGGAGACGACACCACCTTGTGGGGGCCGGCGGAGTTCTGGAGCTGCCATGTCGGTCTGCTGCCAGTTCCGGCTTGCTACCGGGAGCCGGAGGTGGATGAGGCCCTGGTCAGCGAGGAGGAGGCATTCGAGTTGAGCCGCATGCTGGTGGAGCGTTTCCGCAGCGAGGCGTTGGCCTGCGGGCATGGGCCAATCGAGATGCTGCGGCTGATCATTCAGCCGGTGCCACGCAAGCACCGGGCCAGGTTTCAAGCGGTGGCCAGCGGCCTGGACAACTACAGCGCAGCCGAGCTCTTGGAGCTAGGCGGGCCGGCGGTGCTGATCGATTGGATTGAAAGAGGCGTGGGTGGTGGGCCTATGAATTGGCCTCACAACCTGGCCACTTCCCTCACCACGGCCTCATAGGCGGCGCGGGCGTTGGGGTCCAACCAGCCCCGCCGGGGGCACCACACTGGCTCCCCTGCAGGCCAGGGCCTCGAGCCGGCGTTGCGAGGGTCATCGGCCGGCAGGGCCTGGCGCTTCTTGGTGGCCGGCAGCCCGTTGCGCTCCATGAGCGGCAAGTCGCGGACACTACGACCCTGCCCCGGGCCGCCGATCGGCCGCATCTGGGCCCCTTCACCGTTGGCATCCTCGAAGTGGCGCTGCACGGCGCCGGCCTGGGCCTGGGCCTCCGCCTCCCACGTGCTCTCCTGGCCCTCGGCAAAGCTGTTCTGCAACACCAGGCTCTCCAGCGTCACCGGCGTGGTGGCGCAGCGGCAGTTCGGGTGAATTGGGGTCTTGACCGATCCGATCCAGTACAGGCAGCCATGGCGCGGCGCGCAGAAATCGCAGGTGCGGTCGTCGGCCGTGGCCAGATACTGCACGAAGCCCACCCGCAGCTGCCGGTAGGTGCGCTCCTGGGCCTCGCCGCTGGCCATCAAGGTCTCGGTGCGGGCGATGGTCTCGGCACGGCTGCGGAAGGCCTCGTTGATGTTCGGGATCGCCTTCTGCAGCTCCCGCTTCAGGCGGCGGGGATCCGGGCCAGCGGCCATCTGCCGGGCCGTCACGAAGCTCACCGTCTCGCCCCAGTGGCGCCACCATTTGAAGTAGTAGTGCTTGCTGGCCGCCACATGGACATAGGTGGCCAGCTCCCGCTGCCGCAGGTAGTTCATGGCCAGGCTGCGGAAGTCCCGCTCGGCCGCGGCCACTGATCCGGCCATGTCAAACAGGCGCGTGAACCTCTGACCTTCCTGGTAGCGGGCCTGCTCACGTTCGGGCCACTGCTGCAGCACCGGATCGGTCTCCGGCGGGCGGGCAACCTGCAGGGCAGGCTCGATACCGTCGCGGGTGAGCTGCAGGGCGTACTCGGCGCCAAGGTCCTGGGCCCGGTTGAACAGGGTGCTGAGTTCCTCCTCGAGCCGCACCTCCTGCTGGGGCGTGAGGCGCACCTCGTCGAGCACCCGCCGCAGGTCCTGGATCAACTGGCCCTGCAGGTACAGGGCGGCCTGGTTCTTCTCCACCGGCTCGATGGGCACCGGGCCGTCGGGGGTGGAGCCCGCAAAGGCCCCGGGGGTGGTCTTGGGGTCGTACCAGGGCTGGGCCTCGATGTTGTCGAGCAGGCCCATCACACGCCGCATCGCCTGCCGCAGGGCNCTCTCCCAGATCCGACCGATCCGGCTGATCTGCTGATCTTCCAGGCCCCGGAGCTCCTCTGTGAGCTGCTGGGCCAGCTGCTCGCGCCGTTCCTGGCTCATGCTGCAGCTCCCAGGGCAAGGCCTAATTGGGCACCGTTGAGGCGGTACTCAGCCATGGCGTAGTAGGCGGGGTCGCACTCGATGCCGATGAACCTGAAGCCCTCTAGCGCCGCAGCCTTCCCCGTGGAGCCTGAGCCCATAAACGGATCGAGCACGACGCCGCCCGGTGGTGTCACCAGCCGGCAGAGGTAGCGCATCAGTTCGGTGGGCTTCACCGTGGGATGGGCGTTGCCGTCGCCGCGGTCGGCCTTGCTGGCTTTGGCGCAGTAGAAGAACCGGGCGGCATCACTCATCAGCGCGCACAGCTCATCGCTGCCGTCGTGGATCAGGTTTGCCGGCCAGCGGCCTGGTGACGTGCCAGCCGCACACGGTCCTCGATCTTCGGCGCCATGAAAGCCCATCCCGCGCCCGTGCTCCCACTTCAGCGGCTCATCGCCAGCAGCTGCAGCCACCCGACACCCATGCACATTGATCGCGCCAGTCCCGTGCTCCAGCACGTTCGCCGCCACCGTGCTCTTGAACGGCTTGCGCGCCACCGTGATCGGCTCCAGCGCTGGCTTCAGCGCCGTGCCCCAGCCCTGCCATTCGCCGGCAAGGTTGTGGCTCTTCGGAAATCCCGACCCATACACCCACGCGATCATGTCGCGGATCTCAAAGCCCGCTTCCTCGATCTGCACCGCCATTCGGTGCTGCGTCTTGGTGCCCGCAAACGCCAAGAGATGTCCACCAGGCTTCAGCACCCGCAACACCTCCCGCCACACCTCGGCCTGCGGAACGTCGTAGTCCCAGGCCTCGCCCATGAAGCTCAACCCATACGGAGGATCGGTCACGCAAGCATCCACCGAGGCACCCGGATGCGTGCGCAGCACCTTCAGGCAGTCGCCAAGTTGCAAGAGATGACTGCTCACTGGTTTCGCTCCAGAGAGCTCAGCAACAGCTCCAGCCGCGCCAGGGCATTCCAGGCGGTATGGGCGGCATGGAAAAGCTGGGAATCGGGATCGAGCTCCAGGCCCTGATGCTCAGCCAGCAGGTGCCGCCAAAGGGCGTCGGTGTAGCGATCAACCCCATTGGGCACCGTGCGCCACCCGTTGTCGGTGTACTTGCGGGCCCCGTAGGTGCCCACCTGTGCCACCTGCTCCAGGGCCCGGCTGAAGCCACCCAGCACCAGGCCGGCGCGGGTCTTGCCGGCATCGAGCTTGGCCCCGGGCTCGTGGGCGCTCCGTCCGGTCGGATCCTGCTCCTGCTGCATCAGCCCTCCTCCTGGTAGGCGTCGCAACGCACACCCATGGCCACCAAGTCGATCGAATCCAGCCGCCGCACGGTCGCATCAGGGCCGGCCGCGGCCACCAGGGCCTGCTGGTNTTCGATGCCCACCACNGCGAACCATTCACCGGTGGCGGCGTCCATCACCTCCCACAGGCCGGCACTGTCNGGGCCCACNACCGCCTGATGGGGCGTGGGGGTGCCGTAGGGGCCGATCAGNGGGCCGGTGCCGTCTGCACCCACATCGACCAGCACCCCGGCAACNTGCAGGCGGGCCGGCAGCTGCCAGGCATCTTCTCGGACGGTCCGGCGGCGGCCGGCTCGGCGGCGGGACTTGCTCTTGCCGGCGATCGACAGGGC